CGTTGAGCCAGCCGTTGATGACTGAGCCGCTGCGGACGAGCGCGCCGTGATTCCAGGCGTTGTAGACGCACGTGCCGCCGGAGGCGTTGATCTCCCAGTTGCCGCCGCTGGACGAAGCGAGAATGTACAGCGAGGTGCCAGTCAGCCCGAACAAAAACGGCGAATAGGAAGAGTCATTCAGCCGCTTGCCGAAAAAACCGCTGTTCCCCGTGCTGAACATGGGGAAGAAAAAAGTCTCAAGGGTGAAGTCGCTGGTGCCGAAATTGAACGCGGCGTTGTGCGGAACCGTGAAAATACTGAGGCTGCCGCCCCCGGTGCAAAAAATAGAGCCACCACCAGCAGCAGTATTGCCGAACGGGCTCTTGGTAGCACCAGATGCTGTACCAAAGCGGGAGAGCGTAGCCGCGAGCGGCGACGTATCAGTGACGGTACCGAAACTCGTGCCGTCCGCGCCGTCGGCGCGCAGCAACAGCGACACGTTGGCCCAATACGGGTCCGCCGGGTCGTTGTAGCGCAGGTGGCGACCGATGTTCATCAGTAACTCTGCCCGCCGAGCGTGACCAGCCACGTCGTGCCGCCGTCCCAGGTCGTCCCGATGATCAAATCCGTCTTGCCGCTGGTCGAAGTGAGCGTCGGCGCGGCGCCGCCGGGCCATTTGAACGACGCGGGCCAGGCCACCGTGCGTGCCGTTCCGTCGGCGACCAAAGCGAGCACGAATCCGTACGATGACGGCGCAGCAGGGACGCTGGTAAGCACCAGCGAAGTGATGTTCGCGTTGAGACTGACCACGAACACCGTGCCCGCGCCGCAATTCAGTGTCAGTACACCGGCGGAGATCGCCGGTGCGGTTTTCGACTCATACCCGAGGTACACACCAGGCGCGCCGGTGGGGCCGATCGGGCCAGTCGCGCCAGTCGCACCTGCGCCAGTGATGCCAACCCAGCTCGCGCCGTTCCAGCGCCAGGACTTGCCGCCAGCCGTGTGGACCTGGTCGACCGAAGGAGAGGTAGGGAAGTCGATAGCCATCACGCCACCCGCAGCGGGCCGAATTCGACCGTCGGAACAGTCGCGCTCCAAGGATCAACCCCGAGTATGACTTGATCCGGAAGACTGGCACCGAATTGCGTCGACAGCGCCTCGGTGTACGTCTGCAAGAACGAACCAGGCAAGCCCGTGCGCGAGCCACGGAAAATGACGTTGGTGCCGGTATTGTTGATCTGCAGCCAGAAATGCGGCGCGGGCTGGACGGCGTAGATGCCCAAATCCTGGCGATTGCGCGTAGTGACGTTGGTGTACCCCTGCACACTGACCTGTATCACAGGTGACGCCCCATACAGCAGCACGAAAAACAGCATGACGCCGGTGCTGCTGTTCCGCAGACCGACTATAGCGCCGTGGTAATTGACCCAGGAATGAACGAGGGCTTCAGTCGTAATCGTGTACGGCGTCGAAGGCAGAGCCCGGTAGATCAGCGACGGAAACGTTGACGCACCACCTGAAGCAGAGCCAACAATCACCACCCGCCCGCCGGTGTACGTGCGCGTCTGCGTACCGGCGCCACCGAGCACAGTCCACGAACTGGCGAGCCCATTGATCGGGCCGCTCATGCCAGTTGTGTCATTCCATTCCTCGTTGGCGCTGCTGGGTGATGCAGGCGGCGTGCGTATGTTGTTCGCCACCCAATACGGCACCACTGCTGCAGAGCCGGTGGCGCCCGTCGCCCCAACCGCGCCAGTGGCGCCGATCGGGCCTGTCGCCCCGACCGCGCCTTGCGCACCAACGGTCGTAGTGATGGCGTCGACCCACTGCACCGACGTGCCGTCGTCGTAGTAAATCTTGAGCGTGCCTTCGCTGCTGTTCCACCACCAGTCGTTGGGGCTCGGAGCGACCGGCTCGGTGTCGGAGGTCGTGACTTTGACGCCAGGGCCGGTCGGACCGAGCGGGCCGACTGGCCCAGCAACGCCGGTCGCGCCGATTGGCCCCTGCGGACCAATCGGTCCGAATTGCGTCGATACGCCGTCGACCCACTGCGCACCGGAGCCGTCGTCGTAATACACCTTGATGGTGCCGTCGAACGTACACCACCACATCGGAAATTCGACTGGGTCGTCAGGCGGATCGTCACCGATCCAGATCTGCGCGCCCGTGCCTTGCGGACCCGGCGGGCCGGGAACGGGCGCGTTGTAACTCGTCCACGACGTCGTCGCGGCCGAATAGCGCCAGGTCTTGCCGTTGGCGGTGTAGAAATCGCCGTCGGCTGGGCTGGGAGGGAAGTCGAGCGCAGCCATTACGTGAACCTGATCCAGTCCGAGTAGAGCTCAGTCGCGTAGCCAGAATTCGGCGGCCGCACGGCGATGCCGACAGCGCCGACGGTGAAGCCCGGATTGCTGGCCGCGTACTGCGTATTGAAGTACCGCCCGTCGCGGCTGTACTGGTAATCCACGCTCGAACTCGAATTGACGACGATGCGCAGATAGACCGGCGGCCACACAAACGCGTCGGCGCCGTACGAATACGCGAACGCGCCGGTGTGCTGCAGAGACGAAAACGTCGCCGGGTTGCTGCACTTCATCACGATCAGGCCGCGTGTGCCGTACCCGCCAGACGAATCGAAATTCAGCCCGAAGAACGTGAGCGCGCCCGCGCCACCAGCGACGCAAAGCACCAGCCCCGCCATCTGGTAGTTCGAGCCGATCACCCCGTTGTCGATCTTCATCGTGACCGTGAACGGAATCGTCGGCGCAGCCTTGAAGATGCCGTTCACCAGGTTGCCACCGGCGGCGCTGCGCGCGTAGTACATGCTCTTCGCCGCGCTGCTCGTCGAGTGCGCCGTCAGCGCGCCCATGGTCGTCCACCCAGTCAGCGGGTCGGTAGCGTCGACGGTATCGAACTCGTCGTCGAAGGCGCCGCCAGCGCGCACGTCGACCGACCCGGCGAGGCCGGGGTAAATTGCGCCGCCGCTGCCGATTCCGCCGAGAATGCTGTCAGGTGAAGCCGGTCCGGTCGGACCGATCGGTCCTGTCGGGCCAGCAGGGCCAGCAGGGCCAGTGGCTCCGGCGCCGGTGACGGCGACCCAGCTGGTGCCATCCCAACGCCACGACTTACCGGCGGCGGTGTGAACCTGATTGACCGACGGCGAAGAGGGGAAATCGATTGCGCTCATGACACGATCTCAGTAATCGTAATACTGGACGCCAAAGCGCCGCCGTAAAGACGAGACGCGCCGTTACCGTTAAACAGAATCGTCCCCCCGCCACTACCCCCAACCCGAACGCGAAATGTAATCGGGCTCGTCGTGCCAGCGATCATGAAGTGAGTAAGCGCGATAATGCCGCCGCCAGTATTGACGTTTGAGTTGAGCTGATTTTGAGCGGCGAGCGCATTATTGAGGGAATCCTGAAAGAGCGCCAACCCCATCCAAGACGCGGCCGAGTGCGACGCAAATACAAGCACGTCGATTCTCAATCTGTTGCTGCTGTTCATCGGCGCGACCGCCAGCGTCATGACTTCGACGCCCTCAGTGATCTGCGGGATGGTGTCGTCGAACGGAATTGGCGTGGTACCGGTGATCAATGCGCCGGTCTGAAAGTTCTGTATTTGCACAATCGCGCCGCTACCACTAGGCCCGGTCGCACCGACCGCACCAGTGGCTCCGGCCGGGCCCTGCGCACCGATGGTAGTGGGGATCGCGTCGACCCACTGCGCCGACGTGCCGTCGTCGTAGCGGAGCTTGAGCGTGCCCTCGTCACTGCGCCACCACCAATCGTTGGGGCTTGGACTGACCGGCGGCGTGTCCGAAGTCGTGACCTTGACACCGGGCCCCGTCGCGCCAGTGGCGCCGACGGCGCCCGTCGCGCCAGTCGGCCCAGGCGGGCCAGTCAGCCCGATCGGACCGGTCGGCCCCACCACAAACGAATCCGCGCCAGTGGCGCCGGTCGGACCTTGCGGTCCGGTCGGACCCTGCGGCCCGATGTACGGCGCCACTCCATCGACCCACTGCGTGGTGTTGCCGTCGTCGAAGTAGACCTTGATCGCCCCATCGAGCGTGCACCACCACATCGGGTACGCAACCGGGTCGGCCGGGGGCGTGTCGCCGATCCAGATCTGCGCGCCCGTGCCCTGTGGGCCGGTCGGGCCGACCGGGCCGTCCACGCCGATCGTCTGGACGATCACCGCGATGCCCTTGTTGTTGGCCATCTGCGGATTGCCAGCCGACTCGATGAACGCCACCGGGACCAGGAAGTAATCCGACAGCGGCACGGCGTCGCCGGTTTTCTCCCACACCTGGTAGTTCAGGGAGAGGTCTTCATCCTGGATGATGAAGCGGTCGTGCAGCTGCGTGACCTGGAAGTACAACATCGAATCGAAGCCGTCCGCCGTCAGGCGGTCGACGCACAGCATCGTCGCCTGCGTCTGGTCGGCGTGGTTCCAGCGGATCTTCCCCGTGCCGGGGTCGGACATGTTGGTGGACGTCCCGTCCGCCTTGTAGCGGAAGATCGACGACGACGCACCGATCGGGCCAGGCGGCCCGGGCGCGCCATCCTCTCCTGGGTCGCCCTTGATGACCCGCGCCAGGACCAGGTCGATCGGCGCGCCGTCGTCAGCCGTACCGACGCTGCGTCCGGGGACGAACAGCGTCAGTTCGAGCAGCGGTACCGGTGTGCCGAGTACTACACTCCCGGTCGGTAGCAGGAGCTCAAGTGGGATCGTCATGCGTGACGTCCTTGACCAGCGTGAACGCGAACGTCTCAGTACTCAAGACCGAGTTCGGATCGGCGTCACTGGTGAACTGCACGTCACACACCAGAACCCCGAGCGGCCAGGTTTCAACCGCGTCGGGCAGCGCGTAGAGCAAAATCCCCGACACTGTCTCCGGCGGCGTGGGCGGCGTGATGGTCACCGCCAGCTCCGCCACCGGCGGCGCGCCGTCGATCTTCATCGGCAGCCGCACCTGGCTAGCTCCCAGCCAGAGCCCATCGGGCAGCGTCACGTATCCGGCGTACTGGAACGTGTCGCCCCGCTTGTGGTTGAACAGGGAGCGGTACGTAGCCATTTCAGAACAGCGTGTAGAAGACCACGATCGTCAGCAGCGGATCCGGCTCTCCCTCGGCGGGCGCCACGACGTCGGCCTTCACCGCGAACGGGCGTCCTTTCAGGCAGTGCACCCAGAGCTGCGGCGTGGGCTGCGCGATGGCGTTGGGCAGCGGCACGATGCTGCCTTCGGCGGCGGCGAACCAGAACGGTGTGGCTCCCGCGAGCCACGGCTCGTCGTGCTCGTCCTCGACGCCTTCGGGGGCAGGCCACCCCAAGTTGGCGGGGAGATCCCCCGCCAGCTCGGCAGTCGTTCCGGCAATCGCATAGAGCGGCACGATGGCCATGCCCTCCATACCCTCGACGAGCGTGACCGGCCCGGCGGCCAGGGCCGAGAGCGGGAACGTGACGGAGCTCGACATCGGCAGGCCGAAGCTGGTGCCGTAGCTGTGCCCGAGCAGCGCCTTCTTGGTGGCTTCGTCGACGTACGAGCGGCGGATGGAATCGGCAGAGTAGCTCATTTGAATGTCCTCAGTTTGTACCGCGTGGCGCGCGCGAGCGCAACGATCTCGTCGATGATGTTCTGCAGGTGCGTGTCGTCCTTCTCGCCGATGTCCTTGCGGTTCTCGGCAATCCAGTCTTCGAGCTCGTCCATGAGCTCGACCGGGTCATCACAAAACTCAAAACCACCGGGGTAATCGTCGATTACCCCGTATGACCCTTGATACGTCTCGGCGAAAGTGTCGGCGAGCGGAATGATCTCGTCGTAGAACTCGTTGAGCGCCTTGTGCGCCGCGTAGGAGCGGGTCTGGAGGTGCAGGACGTGCGCGTTGGTGCGCGCGTGGAAGCATTTCATCACCAGGTCGGCAGCGGGCGTGGTCATGGGTCGAGATTATGCACTCATGTGGCTAGTTCCAACACCAGCCTCGATGAACTGCTTGAGGTTATCCTTCCAGCTCGGCAGCGGCTTGACCTGGGCGACCAGGCGCGGCGCGCGGCCGATACAAAGATTCACCGCCCAGGACAGCGCGTCGACGATATCGTCGTGCACGGCGGTGGGGAAGCGCAGGAGCTCGACGTGCACGTCGTGCAAATACGGCGCGTCGGCGATGAAGTACACCTTCCCCTGCTGCATCCGGCCTTGCAAGTTCCGGGCGCGCGCGATTTTGTCGGTGAGCGGCCGCATCACTTCGTAGGGCGGGTAGACGCGCCGCTCGGCGCAGACTTTCTGAAAGAGAGGTTCGATGCTGCGCCAGATCATGCCGTCCTCGAAGCCGATCGTCAGGGGGGCCGAGGGGGCGCTGCCCCAGCGCAGCGCCGCGTTCACCATCTCGTCGACGATCTGAAACGAGTCACCCCGGAAGCGCAGGATCTCGACGACGTGCAGGTAGTCAGTCTCGTCCTGAATCAGGGTCACGCCGACGGTGTAGTCGTTGACCTGCTTCTCGCCGATGGCGAAGTCCCAGGCCTGGAAGACGTTGCGCTGGTAGGCGGCCGGGGCGACGGATTCGTAGCGGAAGAAGCTCTTCTTGAAGTACATGCCCTCGTCGGGCACCGGGTCCTGCTGGAAGAGCGCGCTCCAGACGCGCGGCGGCTGGTTGGCCTTCATGCTGCGCATCATCGGCTCGGAGTAGCGCTCGGGGTGCAGCGCCTCGCCGGGCATTCGGAGCAGGTCGTAGTGACTGAGGTCTTGGCCAGGGGCGGCGGGCGGGGGGAGTTTCGACAGATCGTTGGGCACCGACACGCCCGCCGCGCGCTGCACTTCTCGATAAGTCAGGTGCTCCGGCGCAAGTGGGCGCTCGTAGCGCTCGATGAGGTCAGTCGTTTTGTTGCGGTATTCCCACTTCTCCGCGATCGCCGGGTACTTGACGATCACGAACTGATCTGAGGTGGGGTCAGTGAGCGCCTTCTGCTGAATTCTCCCGGCCAAGTCGTCGTCGTGCCACCAGGTCTGGATGAGCAGCACTCCGGCGCCGGGCGCGAGGCGGGTGTAGGCCGTGGTCCAGTACCAGTCCCAGAGCCCGTCGCGGGTCAGGACCGAATCAGCCTCTTCCTGGTTCTTGAGCGGGTCATCGATGATCAGAACGTGCGCGCCCTTGCCGACAATACCACCCCCAACGCCTGCTGCTGTGAACCCCCCGCCCGCCGTCGTATTCCACGCCTCGGCGCTCTGGGACTCCGGGTCGAGGACTGAGGTGGGGAAAAGGGGCTGAAAACCGGGGTCACGGACGATTTCGCGGACCTTGCGCGAGAATTTCATCGGCAAATCGAGGTTGTAGCCGCAATTTATGACTTCCCACTCCGGATGGTGGCCGATGCAGAAGGCGCTGAAGCGAATTGAGGCCAATTCGGACTTTCCGTGCCTGGGCGGGACCAGGAGCATGAGTCGGGGGCTCTTTTTGGCCTCGATCTCGTGCATGAACGTCTCCAGGCGCTTGGCCATGTCGAAATGCACCCAGCCGGGCTGATAGGCGCGGTAAAAGCGCTTGGTAAACTGAATCAGGCCCCGCCGAGCGAGAATTCGCTTGGCCAGCTCCGCCTGGACGTGCTTAGGCGCCGAATTCGGCGCTAAGAGCGGCGTCAGAGGCAGTTTGGACGTGCTCAAGGACTTCGGCAGCCTCGCCTTCGATGATTTGGGCATTTTCGTCCACGATTTTGAGCAAATCGTCGTCGGAAAGGACCTCCAGCTGGTCCACCACGCGGCGCGTGGTGACGCTCAACTCGATTTTCTTCACTTCCGGCGCGTAGTACCCACACATCTTACCGATTTCGCGCCATCCCGCCACCATCACGCCCGCGTCGGCCTGGATTTTGGCGATGTTGATGGCCTCCAGCAGCCCATCCATGACCTTCTTGCGCGTCATTTGGCTGGCCTGGGCGTACTTCTGGTAGCTGAAGCGGATCGCGGCCTGCACTTTCGGGCTTTTCGCGATCGCTGCACCCTCCTGCTCGGGGTTCGCGTACCCAGCCTGCCTGGCAGCAGTGCCTGGAGCAACTCCTTTCACCACCGCCGCGACGAAAATCTTCTGTTTTTCAGAAAGATAGTGCAGCGGCGAGGTGTTTTTGGTGACGGCTGGGGAAAAGACGTTGCGATCCATGCCAATCCCTAGATAGATATTGAACCTAAACAATTATGGCGCAAAATTTTTTGTTTTTCAAGAGAGTGGGCGGGTGAGGGTGCCCCTCCCCCTAACCTATCCAGGGGGAGGGGCACTTCGGATTCGTCTTCGACCCGGCCAAGAAGCATGCTTATGGGCCGTTGGGCGTGCGTCGGTGCGCAATTCGCGCATCAATCCCTCATGAGGAGAGAGTCATGGCACGTTCCAAGAAGCAACCGCAGGTCGCAGTCGCTGTCACCAGCACCCCCGCCCCTGTGGCACCCACCGGTGTCACCAAGGCGGTCGCTGATACGCTGGTCAGCGTTCAAACCGGCGACAACGCAGTGTTCACCGGCTGGTACATCGGCACGAACGACCGCGTTATCGCGAAGGCAGAAGCGACTCGCGATGCTCGTCGCTCCAGCCTTCTCGAAGGCTACCTCGCAGCCATGTCGTAGCAGCAGCCCCAAGCGCCTCGGCGCTTGGGGCTTTTTCCTTTTGCGACGGAAAGGCCAAGCCCTGCACACACAGAAGTCATGTTGCAGCGCAACACAGCGCCTGAAATATCGCACCTCGTGTGCGCGTATGGGGCGCGGGGTTTCTGCGAGCTTTGTTGGGCGTATTCCGGTGGTCTGATCCCCGGGTACTTCGCCCAGGGCAGGCCTACGCATCAGGAGAGCATAAACATGTATGAAGATCAAGGCACTACGGGGTTCGCGCACGGCTGGACTTGCTTCCTCACGCAAGAGGGTCTGGACGTTTTACTGCGCACCGAGGCAGGTGAAAGCAAGTGCCGCCTGGGCGCGCTCGACGGCAAAGGCAACCTCGTCGGCGCAATCGACGAGCCCGGCACCACCGAGACGCCCAAGTCGCTGGCGCTGAGCGTCGCAATCGTCAGCAACGACCTCCTGGCGCTGACCTGCGGCAAGCGCACCTGGCAAGTGCGTCGGCCACGCGGCAAAGAGCACTTCTTCGCATTCCTGAGCCAGTGGCCCAGCAAGGCGGAGCCAGCAGGCTCGGTCAGCGAAATGCTCGCGGCGCTGAAGGCCAAGAGCAAGGCCAAGAGCTAACCCCAGCACGCCCCAGGCGCCTTCGGCGCTTGGGGCTTTTCGCATTCGCTGCAGCTAGAGCCAAGCAGCTCGCGCGCGCAAGCCCTAGCGGGACGGGGCCTGGAAGCTCACACACAACGAGTATCAGGTTGGGCGTATTGGCGTGTAGTCGATACAGGAGGTACACATGAATGTCCTGCTCAGCCACCTGGATCTGATGCCGCTGCTGTACGGCGTGGTCATGTTCATTGGCTTGTACGTAATGCTGCATAAGTTCTTGAATGCAAAGTGGTTAAGCTTGAGCATCGACGTGTTTGTATTCTGGCTCGTGTTCAGTCTGCACGGAGGCACCATGACCGGCGGTTTCGCGGCCATGACCTGCGCGCTTCTGGCCGGGCTCTTCTTCCCATACCTCATCCGAAGGAAATCATGAAATTCCACATCAAATTCGCCGCAATCGAAGCAAGCATCACCCGGCCGTTCAACCTGCGCGCCGAACCGGCGTTCTCGTTCAAGGCCGAAAACTACGAAGTGACCATGGACCTGGAACAGCTCGCGTCCGGATTCCAGGACCTGATCAAGGTCGTGCTGGCCGCGCACTTCCCGGCCGAGTCCGACAAGGACTTCTTCAAGCCGTCGGCCGACGCAGTCGACGAGATCCTGCGCAAAGCCGCCATGAAGAGCGACGTCATGGGCAAGGATCCTGACCAGGACGTGCCGCAATAATGGCTGGCGTCGTCGATGACAAGGGTCAGCAGTGGGAGCACTGCCACACGTGCAACGACTTCGTCCGCTTTCCCCAAAACCTCGGCTACACCGAGGGCTACAAGGCGCACATCTGCATCACGTGCGCCAACAAGCTGCCCCAAGAGCAGCTCGAAACGGTGATCAAAGCGCCGAGCTGGCGCCTGATCTGCCGTCCATTCTCAAAGGTGTTTTCGAAGGAGGTACATGGAAGCCGATGAGGCGTGGTACGAAGAGCAACAGCACGAGAAGTTGAAGCTCATGCTTATCATCAT